ATTACCTGCAACGGTTGTTACGTTACTATCAATAGCTGCTACTTCACCTATTTCAGTAGATATAGAAGCAACAGTAGCAATATCATTTTCTTCAACAGTGATAGTATTACCCATAGCATTACCATGAGCAGTACAATAGTATCTTGCAGGCATTGTACCTGTTTTAGGTATAGCTAATACAACAGTAGCACCTGCGTTACCTGCACTACCACTAACTGTTACACCGGTAGTATAAGCATTACCACCAGAATCTTTAAATGCTAGTGGGTGTCCTCCTACAGTTCCGTTGCTTACGTCAAATGTATAAGTAAATCCTTTTACTAGTGTTAATGCAGGAGCATTTACTCCATCTAGTACAAATACGTTACCACTGCCTGGGTTTGTTACAGTTACGGCATAAGTTTTTGTACCATCAAGGATTCCTGCAAGACTGTTTATGTTATTTTGTTCTGCAGTTGTAGGCTTTAAGTCTTCCCACGCAGATCCGTTGTAAGCTTTCATACCACTTGTATTATTAAAGTACAAAGCTCCTGTAATTAGTGAATCTCCGTCGTTATCTGCAGACGGATTGCTACTTTTTGCGCCTAAATACCTGTCATCAAAGTTATCGTAGCTAGTTGCAGCGTTACTAGCACTAGTTGCAGCCGCTGAGGCTGAGTTTGACGCGTTAGTTGCGCTAGTAGACGCGTTAGAAGCGCTTGTATTAGCCGCAGACGCACTAGAAAGCGCAGAGTTTGCTTGTGTTGTGGCATTTGTGGCCTGAGTCGACGCTGTCGAAGCTGAAGCTGCTGCGTTTGTAGCACTAGTTGCTGCATTTGTCTCACTTGTAGCAGCGTTTGTCGCGTTTGTGTTAACAGAAGACACAGCATTGCTAGCTGTTGTGGCGCTACTGGCTGCGTTTGTGGCGCTTGTAGCTGCTGCAGTTGCAGAACTAGCTGCTGCAGTTGCTGAAGCTGCCGCTTCTGTGGCTTTTGTTGTTGCTGTGGTTGCTTGCGTAGTCGCTGTAGCTGCCTGAGTAGTGGCTGTATCTGCAGAAGTTTGTGCCGATGCAACATCTGCTGCCACCAAATCGGGTATACCGTCGATTTTTGAGTCAGTAAATAAACCACCTTTAGCTGCATTGTCTGTAGCTCCTGTAAACTGACCTGCTCGTGCTGGTGTTGTCATTATATTAACCCTCTCCCGTTAAAGTTTATTTGTACATTACCTCCAGAAGAATTACGCTTAGCATCTTCGTCATTAAGTTCTTGAATTTCACCATCAAACATTATTTTATATTTAGCTGCTTGTTCGTCATCGCCCACAAAAGCAAATATTTCTACTAAAGCTCCATATAATAATATTTTTTCGTTTTCATCTCGTAACCAATTAGGTACTTCTGTGCCTATATAATTTGCTGTATTAGTTCCTGCACCATCTGCTGCGGCTGTTGCCTCTGTAGATGTTAAATACGCATCAGTTGTGTTACCATTTACAAAGTATAAAGGTGTTGTACCACCTGATGTAGTTAAAAATCCAGCTTTATAGTTTAGTACAGTAACCGCATACTTAGCGTCTAGGGCAGGTAAACGCCTGTAGTATAGCATTTCAATAGCATTACCCGCATTACTATTAGTGTTTTCACCAAAGGCAGGACTTACATAAATAACATTACGCTCTCTTGTAAAATAGTTATTGGCAGTATACTTTTCAGCAGAAGGATCATTAAATGTTCTTACATCTAACTTTTCATTCCATACTCTAGTAGGTAAACCAGCAGCGTCTATTTCTTTTATTTGTATAATTTCTATTAAATCAAACGGTATTTTTAATTCAGTTCGGCTTAATCTAGTAGATGTACTAGTAGTTGAAGCAGCTTCTAATAAAGACTTTTCGTATTCAGCTACATTTTCTAAAGGAGGTACTCGTAGTTTTCTGTAAGCTTTATCTGCTGCGTATTTTAATGAATCTTTTATTTGATCGTCACTAACAACTTCCTCATCTCTATTACACCAACTGCGTACTAATGTAACAAGTTCAGCATAGGTCATAATAATCCTCCTATGTATTAATTAATAGATGAGGATATTCTTGCTTTAAAATTATTTTTAATTTTGCCATCTTGTCAGTATCTTGCATAAAGGTTTGATCGTGTAAATCAATACCCCAATCCTCTTTTATTTTAATAGCAACTATATCTGGTATAGTAGCCATCTTACGAAAACCTTTATACTTTGTTCTGCCAAAATAGTTTTGCTTATCCCTGTCTAATTTTGCGCTATCTAAATATTGTTGAACGTTTTGCGTAGCTTGCCACTGTCCGGTCTCTAAATCAAATCCTGCTTTAATAGACTTTTTAGGATCTACTGTAGCACTACTAAAATCAAATTCATATTGTTTACCCATAATTACTCCTAAGTTGCTGGTTCTGTTATAGCAACAAATCTACCTGACTTACCTATATAACCTAGTTCGTCACCTGCAGTTGCAGCTGCTGGGTTTGCGTTAGTTGCTACACTACCTGCATTAGCAGTAAAATGAGTTAGTTTATATCCACCACCTGTTGCTTCTGCTATTCTAAAAACAGATCTATCTACTGGATATATATTTCCGTTTGCGGATCGTATAACGTACATTTTTCCCTCCGTTATTAATATGTATATCTTGGTTGTTTAGGAAGTTCTCTTAATCCTAGCACTGAACCAAGTCTATCTAAAAGACTTAATTTACGTATGTTTGTTGGCGTTCTTGGAACACCTAACTCTTCTAATCTTTTTAAAGCTAAATTTTCTATAGCTTTTATTGCTTCAGCATGACTTCCTTCTGGTATATTTACGTTTTCATACTCTAATAAATCAGCTGTTTTGCTATCACCTATCTCTGGAGGATATAGAAAATCTGCGTAACCAGTACTTCTATCATCTAGTACATCTAAAGGAGTTAAGTTCCTATGTCTCATAGATGATGTAAAATTACCACCATATCGTTCCATTTCTGTAAACATTGCTTTTTGTTGATCGTTCATTCCTCCAAACTTAAGCATACGATCTATATATTTATCGTTTTCTTTTTTATATTCTTCTTTATTAATTTCTTTATTTGTGTATTTATTCCATATATCGTTGTGTGTATCAAAGCCCATTTCAATTAATTTTTGCTCAGCAGCCTCTTCAGCTTTAGCATAATCAGCTTTTAAAGAAGTAATTAAGTTTTGTACGTTTTGTACGTCAGAACCTAACTCAGTAGTTGAATCATAAAAAGGTCCTTGTTCAGGAACAAACTTATCTCTTTTACCAGTAATTATAACTTCTCTTCTTCTTGGATCATATGCGCTTTGATAGCCATGACTTGCTAACCACATTTGTTCATTTACTATATCTGGGCGACTAGCTGTACCATAAGTAAAAGGACCACTTTTACTTGTATTTAAGTTAGGGGCTTGAGCAAAATTAAGAGGACCAAAAAGATAATCATCTGCATAATGATCTAACTCGTGTCTAAGTGTAGACCACCACGGTGATTTTGCATAAATATCTTTAATATTATTTTTTCTAAACGATTCTCTCAGACTAGAATCTTGCGCCATTAGGTCTCCTAAGAAATCAGTTTCTACAGGATTTATAGTAATACCTTGTAAATACTGATCGTTTAACACTCCTATAGGTCTCCAGTTATAACTACCTAAGTTACCATCTTCTCCCATATCTTTGTCAGCATCTTGAAACGCATTAAAATCTATTAACTGACCGTAATCTCCTCCAGTTCTTTTTTCTATATCATGAAGAGCTAGTATTGCTCTAGGACTAGTATTAACGTATTTATCAATATCAGCTCTAAACTCTACGTCTCCTAACGCACGATGATGATAAGGCACAGTTCTTTTATAGTTTTCAACCATAGCTTTCTTTTCATCTATGGTCATAAATTCTAGTGGTTTAGCCAAAGGAGCTGGTACAACTAAAGGACCTATGTTATTAGGTCTTGGCATTGGTACCCGTACTTCCATAACTTACCTCATCAAAAAAATTGGGGAGGCGATTAAACCTCCCCAAAAAAGTCTTATGCAAGACCGTAAATAGCTCCGCAACCTTTTGGGTTACGCACTTCAAGAGTGCACTCTTCAACCATCATTCCGACAGTTGAGTCACCCTTTTGTCCTACGTCAACCTCTTGTAGAGATCGTAGGTAAGCTGTTGAGAACCACATTGGATCATAGATGTAAGCTGCAAAGTCAGCCATATCTGGAATTCCACTGCTTGTGAAATAGTTAGATGCGTGGCCATCACCTAAGATAGCAGCATGAGAGTTAGATAATCCCATGATATAGTTAGGCACAACCATGATGTCACCAAAGTCAGACATGTATACATCGACAGATTGTCGTAGTTTACCACTGTCACCGATTTCTCGCTTAACCCCGGTATCAGATACCATTAAATCAGAGAAATCTCTACGGATTTTTGGTGAAACCATAACTTTAGTAGCTTTACCACCTTCCTCATAGATTTTCTGCATAACCTGATCAATATCAGATAATGTTAAAGAACCTCTATTTGGAGCTGCAGAAGAAGATACGTTAACGCTAGATCGAGGAATAGCAGTACCTTCATTATCGTTACCTGCACCTGTAGTAGCAGCAGAAGGAGCTTCCCATTGCCCTACATAGTTACAAGTAGCTGTACTGTTAATAAATGATGAATATCCACCCGCAGAACGTGAGTTAGCGTTTTGCGAACCTACAGCATTTGAGATGTTATGAGCATGAATCATATCAAACTCAACGTCACGTCGTAGTTCAGTACCACGCTTTTTAAGTTGATATGCGTATTCATCAGCTACACCAGCCTGATCGACAGCTCGTCTAGTTCCTGACACAGCAATAGTTTTACCATTGATCTGTGTATAGTTACCTAGTCTGGTTCTGTTAGGACCAGAGACTGCGAACTTAGCACCAGTAGCAGGTGTTGCACCTGTACCACCAGAACCATCAGCAGTTGGAGCGATCCAATCAGTACCCTCACCAATTCGTGAGTTACCAGGAGCTTCGAGCTCATCAGTCTGCCATTCATGATAAATAGCAGTAGCTTTAGTTTTACCGATAGATGCTGTAAAGGGAGTTTCGTCCCTTGTTATCATTGTAATAAAATTAGCAAGATCCTCTCTTTCAGAGACGTCCTTGTTTGTAGCACGCGCTGGACCTGCTGGTCCGCCTGTACCACGTACACCGAGTGTATTAGCCATAAGTAGTTACCTCCAAGGCATTGAGTTAATATTAAATATTACCCAGAGATCGCTCAGCCATAGCCCTTAAAAAATCTTTTTCATCACTTGAATTACCTTCACCGCTTAGCACTTTAGACCTCAGTACTTGTTTAGCATCAGATTTCTGTTGTGTAACAGTCTTAGCTTTTTTAACTGGGGCTTTTTTAGCAGGTAATGCTTTACGTTTTACAGCGCCTTTAGTAACGCCTTGTTTTAACTGTCTGTAATCATCAACAAACTTTACAATAGTTGGGTCAACTACCATATTTAAAACATCTTCAGATATACCTTCAGCTAATGCAAACTCACGAATTTGTTTCGCTTTGCTTTCATCATATCCAGGTATTAACGTCGGTATTGTTTCATTAAAATGAGATATTGAAGCTTGCCATTCCTTTTGTAATTGTTCTTCTTGGCTTTTTTGAACAGCCTGTCCTAAACCCTCACGTTGTTGTCTGGCTTCCCAATACTCCTTTTGTGCTTGTTCGCGTTGATCTTTTAATTCAGTTAAATTGTAAGTATCACCACTTGTACGTGCTTCAGTGATCTTTTTTTCAAGCTCATGATATTGATCTGCTTTGGCTTTCTCTTGAGAATAAAGTACAGCTACACTTGCTTTAGACATATTGTCAAGCTCTGTTAGTTTACTTTGAAATTCTGCTTCGAGTTTTTTCCTAGCATCTCCAAGCTCTCGACCCTTATTAGAAAGAGATTGTTCAGTAGAGTAACCTTTAATAAGATCACCAAAAGATATTTCAGTTTCTTGTCCATCAATTTTGACAGAAACTTTAGCATCTAAGTCCAAATCATCTTGCGAGTAAATTTCAGATTGTTGGGTAGCGGCAGTCGCAGCATCCTCAACTGGAACTTCTTCACCTTCTGTTTGAACCTCTTCTTCAACTTCTTCACTAACGGCTTCCTCAGACTCTTGGGTCTCTGAATCTGATTTTTCCGGGTCTAACTCAGGTACTTGCTCTTCGGGTAGAGATTCCTCGTCATTCGAAACAAAATCCGAATTACGAACAATGTCAGCCAGCAACTGTTCCTCTGTTCGACCTACATCGGCTTGGGAGTCATCCTGTTGGGTAGAGTCCACTTGCGCTTCTGTATTGTTATCCATTTGCTACCTCCTTTTTAGGGGCTGCTTTTGAATTCTTTAATTCCTTTAAATATATATCTTTAAGAGCATACAGGTTAACTAATAAACTTGCATTTATTTTACATTTACCTGGTGATCGCATTGAATCATACTCTAATGTATTTATCATATTATCGATATTATACAATAATTCCGATTTATTTATCTCCCTCACTACTATTCTCCTTCATGTGTGGTATGTTTTTTCCATAAGTTTCGAAAGCAATCATCTTCTCTTTGACACTACCTAGCGCCATAGCAGATGCATATAAAAACTCTCGAGACTTAGTTTCGTGAGGCTCGGTTTTTAACCATTGCATAAAATATTCTACTAGTATATCACCATAGACTTGATCAAAAAACTCATCTCGTTCTTTAGCTGCAAAGTGCCCACGGGTGTGGGCTCTTCGTGCTAGTTCTTCCGGGTGAACTTTATGATTTCCATGGGACGCAGAATTATTTAGCCTCGTCTCGGCTGCTTTCTTATACTGGTCCATAATAATCCTTAGTTTATTTTAATAGTCCTAGGTTTCTTCTCTTCAGGAAGTATTTTTTCTAGTTTAATAGTTAATAATCCGCAGATTAGTGATGCGTCTTTTACGATTACATCTTCAGCTAGCGTAAACTTTTTATTAAACTTTCTGTAAGAAATACCTCTGTAAAGTTTATCATCATCGTTTTTATTCTCTTTTGCAGATTTAATTGATAGCATACCGTCAGCTACTGTAATATCTATTTCAGATTTTTCAAAGCCAGCTACAGCCATTTCTATCTTAAAGTTTTCTGCGTCCTCCTTTATAATGTTAAACGGAGGATAAGTATCCGTGTTAGTATTTGCGGCTAATCGTTCCACCAATCTATCAAAGCCAATAGTATAAGGTGTGTAATTATTAAACCAATCTATAATTTCTAAATGTCTATTCATTTGTTTCTCCTTAAAAAGCAAGATAATAAATGAATAAGCAAAGTCCGATAACCATAACAGTATGCGTTATCATAGCTTCCTTATTCATTTAGGTTACTAGTGTATTGTACACTACTTCGTTAACTTGTGCAGCAGTACCATGAGAAGTTTTTAAGTTCACCAAGGTTTGTGCACCATTGTTAAGACCTGTGACTATTTGGTAGTCCTTAGGCCCTATTGTTAAATCTGATTGCACTACTGTACCAGCAGTCGCCACATCAAACGTTATTGTAGCATCACTATGGTTTGTTACCATAATAATACCTCCACCAGATCCGCCAGCAGTAGTTACTGTTCCTGACTGAGCTGCGCCAACGCCTGAAGCATTAATTGTTACTGTTCCCATTTGGGCGTCCTCCTAATATTTGTTGTGCCATCATTAATATTTCGTTATAAGAAGGATGTTGTGGCACTTGCGTTCCTTCTTTGACAGCTTTAATATTTAAATCTGCCCATTCTTGAAAATGTTTATCAATAGAAACTGCTAACTGTCTAGCATTATCGTCCATTGTATTTTTAGCTTGAGCTCTAGTATACTGTACATTTGCTGATTGTAAGTCAACTTCAGCAGCAGCTCTTTGTTGCTCAAGCTGCTTTGCTAGTTCAGCGTCTTTTGTTTGCTTTTCAACAGACTCCATTGCTCGTTGTCTAAATTCTTCAGTATTGTAATCTTCTAAGAAATCGTTACTATCCATATTCATGGATTCTATTATTTGAGTTGCTAAAACAGCTGGTGCTTCAGGTCGTATAACTATACCTGCACCATTATTATTAAGAGCTGGAAGAACTTCTGCACCTATTTTTTGTAATTTTTGTAACTTGTTACTATTACTATTTTCTCCTATATCAAGAAGAATTTCAACGTCCATCTTAGATGGAAGTGCGTTCATATCTACGGTTTTATATACACCATCCATGCTATATGAAACTTTACGCTTCATGCTCTTGTGCATAGTTTCGTAGACTCCAGCAATCAACCGCTTAAATCCTGTTTCCGCAAAACGCCGCGCAATATGTTGAATACGCTTCTGGGCTGCTGATTGGACAGCGGCGAACTTTTGTTCTGAATTTCCTGAAACGTACAATGTGTCATTAAGACCTTGTACAGTCTTACTCATACCAGTTGCTTGCTCTTTAATAGTTTGCAAATGCTCTAGTAAAGGCACAGTACCAGTAGATATAGTTTCAGGTGGTAAAGTAGAAACTGCAGCTTGTGGATTACCATTAGTAGGTATTATCTGCTTTGGCTTCATATTTTGTAAAGCAGAAAAATCAACTATATTAGGATCCGCTAACTTAGGAGCATAGTTTGTAAGATATGTATTTTCTACAAAACCTCTTAGTATTGCTGTAGAAGCTAATGTTGAGCTTCTTGTAAAGTCTGCCATTGACAAACCATAAAATTCAAACGGTATATCAATAGGCACAATAGATGCTAGTGGTATTTCTTCTACATCGTTTTCATAAACAATGTGGTTACCAATAGTCATTATGTGCTTTAGTTCAGCAATGCCATCTCCGTCTCTGTCTACTTCAATCCAGCATTCAGTTACATTCACATTTATGTTTGCTTCTAACGGTACTTCATGTTGTTCAACAGATCCTTGCCAATACTCTTGTCCTGTTACAGCTTTTCTAGCTGCTACATCTTGAGAGTATTTTGCAGAACCTAACCATGAAGTATCGTGCATATTATCAAAATCAATATCATCAACTACGTCAGGATAATATTTTCTTATTTCAGATCTAGTCATCTGAGTCTGTATACCTACAAACTGAGCATCTTCTATTTCTGTAGCATCTCTTGATATTCTAAAGTTTTCAGGTGGAACTAACTCCAACTTAACTCTAGACTTATCTATCTTCTTTCTTATTCGTACGTCTTTATATACTAGCTCAACGTTGTTTACTTCGTTATCCATACTAGTAGTTCTGTTTTGGTATTTTAATTCACCAATTACCTCTGCAGTACTATCAGATAAAATTTCGTCAAGCTTCATTTGAGTTACTTCTTCGTAATCCTCAAACACATAATCATAATCTTCTATGTAATCCCATCTACATACTGCATTTTTCCATAGCAAAGAACATTTAATCCAGCTAGATAAAAACTCCCAGCCATTATTCTTTTTAAATATACAGTAGTTTACTACATCACTTGCGTCTCTTGCAGCTTTAAAAGCTCCTGGACTATCATCATAAGGCACAAACCTAGCTAACCTATGATTAGATAAAAATAAATCAGAAAGTATAGCAGTATAAGCCTCAATAACCTCTGTTGTAGAAGTATCAACTATTGATGAAACTCCTTGTGGTGATAGATGATCAGCCGCCACGCCAGCATATTCATATGTTGATTTCAGTCTTTCTCTTGCAAGATCAGAACTATTTAAAAAATCACCAGTACTACTTTGAACACCCTGCTCTATCATATTAATAAGCTGTTCATCAGTTACTGGTTCTTTATAACCGTAACTTTGTGCCATTAATATTTACCTCCAATAGGAGAGTATATCTTAGCTGCTCTTTCTAAATCTATTCCGTCGTATTCTCCAGGCTTTGGTAAAACACGATCTTCATGTTTTTCTTTTTTCTGGTCTTTTATATCTTGTTCAACAGATTGCTGAATATATGTTTTATCTTCTGGCATGATCCGCTCCTGGGTTCAATCAATCAAGTATTAATTCAAAATGTGGCCCATCTATAAACGGGCGTCTTCCTTGTGATCTTCTTAGATCAACGTATTTATTCATAGCTTCTTCAGCAGTGCCTGGATAGTCTCTAATATCACCTTCAGACCAAGCAGCTCCCCACTTAATAGCTATATTTTGTGCTTTAGCTGCTTCTTTCATTGCATCACATATATCATCATACACATTTATTTCCCAACAAGGTTCTCCGTCTACATATGCCATTAAGTCTACAGCATGACAATAGCCATCATCTTGTTTTAAATGCTTACTCTTCATAGTTTGTGATCTGCCAGCAGCTACTAGCTTTTCTTGTTCTTCTACGGTTCTTACACCATATATAACACCAAAGTCTACTTTAGTTAATTCAATAGCCTTCCTTACAACAGAATCCATATATGGGTGTACGCCAACTAGTTTCTGAAACGATCTTTGTGATAATTTAAAAGCCATAACTTTCCTTTTTATTTTTTGCTCATATAAGCAGTTGTACCCATGTATGCGCCTACTATACCTGCGCCACTAATATAAAATAAATTACTAATATCGGCTAATGCAGCTATTCTTTCTAAAGGTAAAACAAACATTACCACCGTGAACGCACCCATTCCGATAAGTGTCCAAGTGGCCATTCGTCTCTGTGCACGTTGTTTCCGTAAATTATGTTCGACTTCCTTAATTTCTTTGACATGCCTGAGTTCTTCATCTGTAACAATTCCGTCTCCGTCCTCGTCATATTCATTGTACTTGCTACCTTTTTGTAAGGATTTCGTATCTTCCACATTAATTCCTCATATGGTTCCATTAGTTAAAGTTTTTAGGTTCTACAGTAAACTCAAGATCCATATCTTCTAAAGCTTTCTGTAGTTGTTCGTCGGTCATATCAGAAGTCTGAGTGACTTGTGTTATATCTTGTCTTTGTAATTTTGGTGCTTCAAACTCAGCTAATACTGTTGCTAGTCTTGTTGCTTCATCCATATCTTCAGCAGCTAATGCTTTTGTCATTGCTATTTTTAATACATCTAATGCTGCTGGTGCATCGTCTTTCACTTCATCTTTTAAAGCTTGCCAATCTTTTAGCGTTACTTTTAAAGCTTCCCGCGCTTCTTTATTAGCTTTACGCGCAATTACCGAATTTTTTTGGCCCGCGCGCGCACCTTCACGAGTGAAGGGGCGCAGGTTCTTTAGTGAGTTTGGATGTGAATTGCCACCTCTACTCATGTTACTCTCCACTGTTTTTTATAAAATTCTCTAATAGGGGACACTTTAACATTTCCATCTTCTTCTAGCAGCTTTACCTCTTTCGCCGGTCCATCCCTTAGACCTCGCACAAAAAGATTTTCTTCTGCCTGCTGCCTTACTTCCAGGTTTTACTTTACCTGTTACAGCAGTTTTTAGTTTAGATCCAGGATTAGCGCGTTTATACTTTGCTACTCCTTTTGCCGTTAATCCAGCTCCTGATTTTACTGATCTCTTTTCACCTCTTCCTACAGAAAGCTTAACGTTTTTACTCATAGTTACTTCTCCCACCTATAGAATATATGTTTATCAATCCTCGTTGTTCGTGTTTTTGTTTTAGCCCATGATGGCCTAACGTAGCTTGCGTGATAGTGAGTAGCACCATCGGTTACGTCTAGATTAATACTTTCACCCATTATTATAGATGCATGTCTTATAGCGTTACTCCATGCTTTACTTTTTCTTCTAGGTTCATCAGACTTTCCATCGCAGTACCAGGAAAACTGGCATTTGCCTATTACTACCTTTCCGTTTTTATATGTTAAACCCTGCTTTACAACCTCACAGATTGTGTTAGGGTATCTATGGTCTTCTACTCGATTCATTACTACTTGAGCAACCGCAAATTGCCCTAGCATAGATTGGTTCTTTGCCTCGTGATATATATTAGCAGCCATACACATAAGTGCAGTTTCTAGTATCATATCCACCTCGTATTATCTGTAGGTGTCGTTGAAAACTTTTGATTCCATGGCACCTTATTAGTTGTTATACGATCATAGTGAGAGCGCAGTACTTCTAATCCAATAGCAAGAGACATTACATAATCGTCATAACATCCTGGAGCTGCTTCTGCTTTCCCATGGTCATTTACTATATAGTCTTTTAGTTCCTGGATAACTTCAATGCTAGGTATGTATACGTCCTCGTTTTCTATAGCATTCTTTAAGTTTCCTATTATTGTACTTCTAGTTGCTGTAGTAGTTCTAAAGCCTAATCTTTCTCCTTCTTCTCTACTTACGTTAGCAATCTTTGTTTGCTTATATAAATTTATATACCCCATGTCATCTAACTTCTGTAGTGTAGCTATACCCATAGAGTTAGATTCTACAGCAAGCAAAGCATTATTATAATATCTTCCTAGATAGAATAAAAAGTCTCCGAACTTGCTAGGATCTATTCTATTGTTTCTATATACTGCAACTATATTGCGCTTTTCATCAAGCACAATAGAAGCAGAATAATCTTTACCTACTCCAAGAGCAACATCAGCTCCTATAACATATCCTTTTTCATGGTTAGGATAATCATAGATTTCAATGTCACCCTCGTTAGTAGTTTCAAAAAACTTAGAATCTAAGTCTAATCTCATCTTCTTTAAATAAGGTACGGGTTCAAGAGCGTTTAATTTACCTAAATCAAATACACTGCTGCCACTAACTAAGAAGGCTTCCTCAGGATGACTCGGATACTCCTGGACAAATTTTCTTTCACCCGACTCAGAAATCTTGAGACGACGCCAGTATAGCTGATCAAAGTCCAGTCCATGTTCATCAATGAGTTTAAGCTCTTCTTCAGTAGGTTCAAAATTTTCCGGAGCTTCTCTCCTATATTCAGAAGTGATATACCAAGGTAGAAATATAGGTATGTACTCTGACTCACCTCTATAATAACCTTTTTCAGCTTGCTTCCAAAGCCTATAGAATTCTCCTTTTGCACCGTTGGCTGTCGATTCCAGTATAACTTCGGTACCCTCAGCTTGAGAGATACCTTGGAATAATCCGGCAAGAATCTTCTCGTCAAAAGTCCAAAAGGCCACCTCACTAAGGTGAGCAATAGTAGGGGTAGTTCCACGACCCGCTTCTGGAGAACCCGCCGTATATAATCTATATCCTGCATTGTTATGCTCAAATTTAATCTCCTTTGCGTTCGATGCTATTAAAGGAGGTTTGAATTCATTTTCCATTCTTTCTATTAAGTTTTTGCTCATGCTAAATAAAGCATCAGAAGTAGCACTGTCATGAGCCATTACCACAGATCTTGCATTAGGGGTAAAGTAACTCTTCCATGCAGTGCGAGCAGTACAATATGTAGATATTCCTTGTTGACGAGCCTTTAATACAAGTGCTCGTACTCTGCCTTTTTCTTTTAATTGTTTTTCTAGTTGTCTGTTTATTTCTTTTTGTGCATCATTAAATAAGAATGGAGTAAACCCCTTAGCAGCATCTTTTGTTATTATTTTGACTTGATCCTTTGCGAATCTTTCAAAGTCGGTTTCGTATCTTGATAAGAGTTTTCTTCTTCGTGCTTCTTTAATGATGGCAAGTTTTTGTTTATTGTCCATAATGAACCCCAATAGCTAGCAAGATGATTACCGCTATCACGCCTAGTACTATCAAATCCTGCTTTAAATGTTTTTTGTTCATTATTAATCCTTTTTATCCAATCACTAACACTAATACCTACATCATCGCAGGGATCATTGTAGAGAATCATTATACCTCCTGGTTAAAATTTAACCAATTGTTATCTCTACTAGGGGACACTTCTTTAAATAAACTTAAAAAAATACGCCTATATATATACACCCCCTTATATTTTTATACCCCCCTTCTTTTTATATCTAAAAAATATTATTTATTCCATTAATAATATTTTTAAATCTATATCTCGTATCTTATTTTCTAAATTATTTCCTTAACTTACTCTCTCTTCATTAACTTACTCTCTAATAATTTAAAAATAATCTATATAATATATAATAACTTATATTCTTATACTTTATTATATATAACTCGATGTGATTAATTACTAATCCGTCGTGTATTAACCGCAGTTGTTGTAACTGCACAAAGCGCAATAGCGCAGAAAGGAGTCCAACATGGCTCGAAATACAACAAAGAACGTGTATCAACTTGCAAGAGTTGTTTACTCGTTGCTTGCATCGAAGAAGCTGTTCAAGCAGTCTTCGTCTGCAACGTTAACCTACTACGCTGACTTTCTTAAGGATCGTCACCATGTAGTGGCTAACGAGCCTTTCGGCGGAATCATGTCAAATGACCCAAAAGGTCATGATGGTTTCGTAATGAAACGCAAGGCTTTTGCAGTTGTGCTTTTCGCTTGCCTTACAGGTAAGAAGAAAGCAATCGTTGCTGCAATCGAGATCTTGCAAGCGGAACTCGATTCTTCTCCAAAGAAGAAGAAGAAGGATAAAACCTCTGAAAAGAAGGTTGAAACCTCTTCCGATTCTTTGGAAGATATACTTGATTAATTTCAAGGTTGGCAAAGGCACTCTTAATGGGTGCCTTTGTTTTTAAAAGGGAGACCACCGTTGTCGGCCACCGCTGTGGCCTTTACGGCTACCTTCATCTGCTAGTGCATATTATTATTTTCTAAAATCCTTAGGGATTTTAAAAATAATCTATATAATATATCATATGATGTATGTTACAACATTGTATGATCAACCTGCTACACGTAGTTGTAGCCAACATATAGGAGGTCCAACATGGCCGACAAATATAAAGTAACGCCTATGGCAGCCGATAACAAGGTGTCTAAGAAGTTCCACAAGATCGAAGGTCTTGATCGAGCTAGTAACTTCTTCAAGAACCCGATGCATGCCTTGAGGTTCATGTATTTTGCATTTGCTAACAGCAAGTTCTACGATGCATGGCGATCAGGTAGATTGGTTATCCAGTTCCAGATCATCGACACCAGAACATGGAGTCGTATCTCTGACATACATAACCATTCGAACAAGGCTTGTGTGAAAGACTTGGACATCGAAGGTATCATGCCAAATGACATGGATTCCTTCAACGGATTCGTGCCTGCCAAAGGTAAAGTCAAAGATGCTCTAGCTGAATTGCTGAAAGGCAAGAAAAGCAAGAACAACCTCGACAACTTCTTGGATGAGTTATCATCTGAAATAGAAGAAGAAAAGGATGAGCATCTAGACATAGAGTCTGATGAAGACAAGAAAGAAGAAGCTAAAAAGACTGACGGCTTCGAGGTTCTTGACTAATTTAGGTGCAGCAAGGGCTCCCGAAAGGGAGTCCTTGTTTTTAAAAGCGGGACCGCGTTGTGCTCCGACGTACCGAAGTGTCTCCTATTAGAGAGAAGAGGGGCCGGGGTGGTTAGACATATACCCGTATAGGATAGATTACTATGCCTTTTGGGTGATTCCCGACCAATATCGAGCTCCCACAATGCTGCCTGCATAATATTATTTTCTAAATTCCTTGTCATAATTTAAAAATAATCTCTTTAATATTACCTTGTAAGTAATATTAATAGCCAACATAGTTAAATGAAAGGATCAGCTATGCAACCAAAGAAAACAGTCGTTGATAAAGCGATTGAAACCCTAGTATCGCATTCAGAGAAAGTGCTACTAGGTATTGATCATGCAACCGACTACGTATTCGTTGAAGTGCCTATTGAGAATCGTCTAGATATCGCTCGTCACTTCAATAGAGAATGCGACAGTCCATTAGTCGATACTCGTTGTAGTCATTGTCATAAAGTCTTCAAAGCTGCTTTCGAGCGTAATAACAATCCAAAAGATGTGTGTCATTGTATCTATAAACGATACATGGATCCATATCACGGAGGCTTTATGTACCTCAATGAAACTGCAATACAATACGATAAGCAGTTCGGTCACGGTCATATTGATAACTGTAATTCAGTGCCACTCAATCGAAGTCTATATGAAAAGACTAATGACAACCATGACAACTCGTGGATATTACGCCATGGTAATGTTGTTACTGTCAGTCGTAGCTTCGGTGAAGGTGTAGGTGTTGAAAATAACTTGACACTTGGTATTGCTCATATCGAAGAAGCTTATGAGAGAAATAGAGCTCAAAGTAAAGTGTATCGGGATCACGATCGAGAGCTCACTAAAGCGAATAGTGATCCCACTAATGTGATATTTGATGCTAATTTTGAAGGAGAAACTGATGACTGATAAAATCACTCATGTTATAGTCAAGACTGATGTTGTTGACTTAACTTTCACGCGTACGCAAGTGACCGATAGTTCTTATATCGATCGCTGTAGTCTCAATTTTGAAGATGCGACTTATCCGTATTATTTGTCGATAATTCAAGAGTCTCATCGTGCGCCTGACATATATGAGCTTGCTGTCATAGATCCATTGACAGGAAACCTCATGTACAATCACCCGTTATCTGTACATTTGCAAGACATAACCAATAGTCCAGATGATGAGGTTGTATTTCCAATAAAGCTTGATGTTCTTAATAAAGTGCTTGCAAGTTGTCGTATTGATGCTAATGTATTACATATTATGCATGTTCAGAAACCTTTATTCGAAAAGGTAAAAGAAGCATTGTTTAATACTGATGATACTCGCCTTATAGATCGTATCAATGAAAACGGTGATAACACTCGTAGTGCAGCAAAACCATGGGAGAATACAAATGACAAATAGAATGTATACTGTTGAATATTCTTTTGACTCGCAGTATGGCGTACAAACTGTGAAAAAGACATTTGACAATTCAGAAGATCAAGACGAATATGTACAGATCATCATGGATAAGCCAAACGTACTTGACATTGCTGTAAAGTCAGTACCTTTGTCGCATCCACATGCCAAGGATCTGTATAACTAGAACGACCATGTTGGCAAACTAGTGGCACTCGAAAGGGTGCCACGCTTTTTTAAAGTGCTACCGTGTACCGTATTGTAACTTCTTATAATTTCTAAATTTTTTGGCAAAATTTAAAATTATTCCTCATAATAAATATCTTAAACCAAGGAGTGTATGACATGGATCATCAAGATATTTTTACGTATGTTCTCGCTAAGTATAACATTGCCTTAGGCGTTGACGAGATAATTAAGATAGTCTCTGATAACCTCTTAGTCGATCAGTATGTAAGTGAGAATTATCCTTTATCTAGTTCTTGAGTACCATTAAACTAACCATATTTTGCAAGCTAAATTTTTGGTCAAATTTACTTGCAAACTATATACTATTTAACTTAATTTAACCCAAGGGAGTCTTAAATGACAGACAGTACTTATCCTCGTTCTATAATTATAAAAGATGTTGAAGCCAAATTTTGTCGTATCTCTGGTACTGATGCGCCTGTAAACCCATTCGGTTCGAAGCAGTGGGAAATGGTTATTGCGACTAGCGATAAAGGCAAGATCAAAGAACTTAACGATCTTGGCCTCAACGTAAAACAAGACAAGAATGACGAAAATACTCATTTCGTTAATCTCAAGCGAAAAGGTATAAAAGCAGATGGCAATCCAAATGCACCTGTAAAAGTCGTAGATGGCAAGCTTCAGCCGATCGATGCTAATAATATCGGTAACGGTTCTAAAGTAAATGTTAATCTATGGCAGTACGAATATGAAGCTCCTGGCAGAAAAGGCGTTGCAACGTCTCTTACTGCAGTTCAAGTTGTTAATCTTGTCGAGTATACACCTAACGCTGGTTTCGAAGCTATTGAGACTGCTCCTGCAGAAGAAGGTGAAATAGCATTCTAAGATTCCAGTATCAGGAGTATTCATGTACGAATTTGTACCAGTTTTAATTATATGTTTTATGTTTGTAATCATTGCTATCGGTGTCAGAACTTACTGACGCCGATGGCGTTTTTAAAAGCGTTACCGACATAACAATAAAAGGCAAAATGAAATGACTAGTGATGTGTTGTATTTTCCATCGGTACGTGTAGCCTTCGGGAAAGCTACTAGTACCATCGACCAACTTATGGCTGAAGCTGACAAAAATAACAACGTAGAAGCTTCAAAAGCCTACAAGCAGTGCTTTGGTTTGATCCGTCAGGCGATCAAGCAGATCGAACATCAAGGAGAATCGTCAGTGCATAGGCAGCTTGGCGACGATATAGCAAATGTTACCGAGCATATCCATGACTGTTGTACTAAAATAAAAGAGTTTATTTCAGAACAAGCAATAAGCGCTTTTGAAGGTACTAAAACAGGCATAATAGAAATATTAGAAAAGAAAGGATTCGATGATAAATATATTGAAGACGTCATGGATGAAATCAATAAAGTTGCTGAAGAAGAAGTAGAAACTGTTTTCAGCGAAGAAGGGATAGATTTCAATGTCAGTGAGTAAGAAACTAATTAAAGCTACCGTCACCAATCCACCTCATTATCGTCAAGGTGATATTGAATGTATTGAAGCAATCAAAGCAGCCTGTGGTGAAGATGGTTATGACGGTTATTTACAAGGCAACATTATCAAGTATATTTGGCGATTCAAACACAAAGGTCGTGCTCAAGACGATCTTGGAAAAGCCAAATGGTATCTTAATGAATTGATTAAAGTTTATCATGGAGATGAAGATGAGTGAAGAAAAGATAAAAATTCCTTATAAATCAATGACTTATCCTGTTGATGAATTTGGCAGACTAGGCGGATTATTTAGCCTAGTAGATTTACCAGTAGCTAAGTATGTAAAATATCAAGACCTGAGTGAAGAAGACCAAAAGAAAATAGACACATCACCAATGTGGAGGAACCATGCCTAGAAACCTTACCAAAACATACAAGAAAGAGTGTTTTAAGTTTCTTGATGAACTTCGAGCTAGTGGCGAAATGAATATGTTCGGAGCTTGTACTTATTTAGTAGATGATTTTAATTTAGAAAAGAAAGATGCCGTTGCCTGTTTACAGGAATGGATGAACAACAAAAGAGAAGAGGAAGTAGCATGAAGAAATCAACAACTGCATTACATAGAGTAACTAAAGAAAGATTCCCAATGAGTGGTTATAAGTTTACTGTCACTCATAGGAATGATCCAGCCGTAAAAGCTTTAAAAGCAAATGTAAAGCTTATGAACAGCGAAAGAGGCTGGGGAACCAAGATGAGAGTTAGGCTTATGGGTCGTGGCCCTAGAGCAGCATGGGCAAAAGTAGATGGTAAACACCCAAGAGCTTACGATTGCTATTTGCCTCTAGATAAAGCAACGCATTATGATGTATATGTAAATGACATTCATGTTCCATATGAAAGTCATAGAGGCGCATAATGCTTGAATTAGTATTATACAGTTTTGCCGGCGGCGTAGCGTTAGGCTACGTCGTATGGTATATAGCCGATATATTAGGATAAAGGAATACTCGCCCAGTACAACGCCTTCGTAGCACCGATAGTGAGATGAGTGGTAAGACACTTTAGGGTTTATCTGATGTGGCGATCAGACGAGTTTACAATGGAGAATGTTATGAGTGTAGATAATTCAACAACACAAGAGAACGATAAATTTGTATATGTAAAGCCTGATGGCGGAGAGATCTGGTGCTATGGTAGCGTAGAATGGGATAGTAATTTCCAAATATGCTGTGATGATGAGGATTTCGATGGAGTGGCAGCAGACGTTGAAGCCGAAACGTACAATACATGGGACAAAGTATGTAAGTATCTGATTGAGAACTACAGATCCGACATAGAGGAGATTACCGCAGTATGAAAAATCATATAGAACCTATACATACTCGTGTTCAAACTCTTGTTACTGATCTACTCGTAGAAGAACATGATCCATTTGTGGTGGCGGGCTGTATGCTCGCCATCGCAATACAATTATACCGTGTTCAAGAAATGAACTGGGATAGTATTAAAACATTACTAAATGAAATACATACGACTAGTATTCAAACCGAAAAAGATATAAAGGAGACATTACATTGACAAAAGAAACGTATTTGTATGACGCAATAAAAGCTCTAGAAGAATGCATAGATTTGATGGTAAAGAAAGGTAAAGACTACCAAGGTGGTTCAGTATGTGATGATGATTATTATCCTCATGGATGGAAATCATTTGATACTATGCTGACAACTAAAGTACTACGTTTTAGATCTGTAATGGAACAACAAGGTAATGTTAACTTTGATACAGCAGAAGATTGTCTTAAAGACCTGATTAATTATTCTGCAAGAGCTATTGTATGGCTAAACCGACATACTGAAAATTGTCTTGATGTTAAGAAAGATCAGGGAATAAACAATGATAGGTTTACGCCCGACATAGAGGAGTTACCTTACAATGGAGCATAAAGTTAAAGTGCCTAAAGGAACTCAATGGGCTATAATGATTGAGCCTTTCATTGATGAAGGATATGAGTATGTAAGAGAAGGAAATCCATGGACTGCCAATAGTCCTATAAAGCTTTTTACCAGTAGAGAAGAAGCTGAAAAAGAAAAACTCAAATGGAATACCGCAATCGTAACCGTATGGAAGGAAGAGGATGTTAACACAAGTTAAACATATCAGAGAAAGATTTATAGAGAAATTTAAAGACCAAGACTTTGAAGAAGATGGTAACCTAGAAATACTAGGTGCAAGCTTTATAACCGATGAAGAAAGTATATTTGGTAAACCCAATGCTAAGTATCAGCAGGCTGAGGTACATTGGTATAATAGTATGGTTTGTAACACCGACAAGCTGAGAGATATTTATGGGAAAGTGCCAGCCATTTGGGAACATGTTGCTAATACTAAAGGTAGTGTTAACTCGAACTATGGTTTCTTGATCCATTCAGCTCTAAACGGCAGCCAGTATGAGAATGCTTATAGAGAATTAAAGAAAAATCCTGATTCTCGTAGAGCAACTATGATATACTTAAACCCAGACATGCATCAGAGACACAGAGAGCATGGTAAGGATGACTTCGTGTGTACAAATGCTGTAACATATTACAACAAGTCAGACATACTTCACGCTGTAGTACAGATGCGCTCGAATGATGTTGTATTTGGGTATATTAATGACTATTATTGGCAGTTTAAAGTATTAGAACGACTAGCTGGTGACTTAGAACTAGAAGTTGGAGGTATTATATGGCAAGCTCAGAGTTTACATATGTATCCTCGTCATTTTCATTTAATAGAACAACATATAAAGCCAGTAGACTACGCAATGGATACATTAGATATAGGAGCACATGATGGGTGAAGGAGAATCACTGTTACTAATTATAGGTTTAATAATAGCTATGACACTAGCATTTAACGCAGTAATACACGGAGTAATATT